GCAACTTCTGTCTGCATAGCCATCATGCCTTCTTGAGAAGATTGAATTTGCATCTGCTCTTCTGGTGAAAGCTGTTCCATAATCTCTTGCTGCGCCATCGCTTCAGCCATAAACCCAAGATGCTCTTGGATATGGCCTTGCAACGTCATCACTATAGCTGCGTTAGCCTGTGCCACAGGTGTTGCAATAATTGCGAGGTGCGCTTCGATATGCGCCTGATGATTCTGGTCTGGGAAAGCTTGTAAAGGCTTGCCGCGCATAGCTTCCTGATTCTCCTTAGCCGGATTTGTAGGTTGAGGCACAGGTGGTGGAGGGAGTATGGCATCAACATTGGTAACTCCTAATGCTTCGTACATTTTTCTGTACGCTTGGTATAAACCCTGTTCATTCCCATGAATTTCAGGGTTTGATTGAACTAACTGTAATTCTGTCTGCGCCAAAGCAATACGCTGTGACATAGAGAAAATATTTGGGTCTGAAACTGGCACAACGTCAATGCGGTCATCAAAGTCTGTCACCTTTATTTCAGGCGGTGCGCCGGGTATCGCGTATGGATACATCGGTGCCATAAACCTACCAAAAACATTAGCCAGAAGCTTGAACTCCATCTTCTGAGAATAATGCAACCGCTTATGAATAGCGGACATAACTTTTGTACCGCGCTCCATAATAGCCATAGTAGTGCCCACAGGCGTATCTCCGCCCATTTCAGCTACCTTCATGTCAGCCATAGACGCAAACCTACGTCCAGAGTCTACAAGCGTTCCTAGAAGCGCGTAGAGCGTCTGTGAGGGCTCTTTAAATGGCAACGTCATCAAAGACTGACGAATATCCATACCCGCGACATCAATATCACGGAATTCGCCCGGACTTAGCGGCTCATCTTCGTCACGAATACGAGCGCCACGCGCTTTGAAACCCGCAGGAAGGTTAGATAACGTGCCAGCGTCAATAAGCTGCCTTAATAGGCTGGTTGCCGCCAAAGACAAGCCACCAATCATGTGCGTCAAGCCAAAACCGTAGAAGCCCAAACCAGGCAAGAATTTATAATGCACAAAATAAGGTTTAGCGCGGCGCAACGGGTCTGTCTGCTCGTAATTTCTACGGATAGACAATACCTTGTTGTTCTTTTCTATGATGGTGACAATATATGGTAGCTTTAAACCAGTTTCTTCGCCATTGGGGTCTAAATCTTCAAACCCAGGCAAATCCAAGTTTGTATGCACCTCGTATAGAGTGATATCTTCGTTGGTGCCCGCAGGAGCAATGCCCTGAACATCATCAATGGTTTCCTGAACATCTGAATAATCGCTCTCGCCGTAGCCCTCGCCCGGCAAGTCAACGTCAGCATAAAAACCAGTTAGCTGAAGCTTGCGAACTTCGTTTCTGTCCATCTTCACTACATGCGTAATACGAGTAGACGATGCTAAGTCTGTAGCTGTATAGGGGACAACTAAATCTTCAGCATGAACGAACTTAGACACCGCTCTTTGTAACAAGGGGTCGAAGTAAACCTTTTTAAAGGTACTGCCTATTAACGGAAGATAGAACAACATCTGGTCTAACTCAGGGTCATACTCTTCCATCTCGTAAGTAATCTGATAATTCATATAGTTCTTAACGCGGTCAGCCTGCGCTAAAACATCCTTGTTCTCATCACCAACAATTTGTGTCCGCACGGGACCACCAGCAGGCAGCAGCTCACGATAAGCTTGTGCCTGAAACTGTGTGACTGACTCAGCAAGCAAAGGATGCACAACACCAGAAGCACCTTCAAACGGCTGAGAACGCTCTTCGTACTTCATGCCAAGCAAGTCAATGCCGCGCTTGTATGTATCTTCCCAATCTTCACGAGAAGATAAATCATCGTCAATGTCACCAACCAAATCAGAGGCAATGGTCATCGCGTCTGCTTCGTCCATATATTCGACCAAGTTATCACCAAAAGGTATCTCTAAAGGAACCTCTGTCATCATCATATCTTCTGATATGTCACCAACAATAACAGAGCCATCCTCCATAGAAACCTGGCCCGGCTCGGCTGCCATTTCTATGACATCAATTTCAGCCTGCTCTTGCGGATTCATCGGCACTACATTGTCGCCGCCTGAACCTATGCCTTTTTCAACTGCCATTAGTCTAAGTCCTCATTATCAATCACAACGCGCAGATTGGGCTTTTGTTGCTTTGGCTCTGGTATACCTGCCCCTGCCAAATCACGCTGCATACCCGTTTGACGCTCGTACAGTATATCTCTTATTTGGTCATCTGTCATATCGTCAGTAATGCCCATGCCCCTGTAGTATTCGCGCTGCTCGTTTCTAGCACGCGCCACATTTCTCTGGGCCTCTAAATCTCTTCTGTTGGCTTCAGCGTCATCCATACGCTTCTTGGCGTTTCTTACGCCGAAATCATAAGCATCATCGGCAGTTTTAGCAATCTTGTTTACCATATCAGTAGGGTCTACAAACAAACCAAAACTGCGTTCAAAATCATTTATTGTTTCAGGAAGCTCTTTGGCAATAATCTCACCCATATTCGGAGTTTCTCCGCGACCTTCAGCCTTCATGCGTTCATACATAACGCGGTCTTGAAATGTATCAAAGAAACCATCTGCATCTACAGGCTCAAAGCCTCTGCCAACAGCGCCTTCCAGACCGTCCTCAATATCTACCTTAATTGTCTGAAAAGAGTCTTCTAAGCCAAGATAATCCATCTCTTCCTGATAGACATCCTTGCCCTGATTGGAAATTGCTTTGTCTCTTTTGGCTTGAGCTTGGAGAAAGTTATCCGAAGGCCCTGATACAATCTCACCCTCTAAAGCCTTCCTGGGCTTTGGAGAAGGCAGTAAGCCAGCAGGTTTTGGTGGGCCCTCTAACGCCTTCATAATACCTTCAGAAGGTGTTGAGTCAGATGGGGCAGCGCGGCGAGTGGAGGGTACCCTCGCGCTAGACAGAGACGAAGGGCTTGCCCCTGCCATTAATCCACCAATCTGACCCAACCCGTAAATGTCTCGCGTTAACCGCCTCGACATACCTTGCCCACCGCCTAATGCCTCATAGGTACCGCCAGCCACCTCCGCTGCGCCGCGAAGCCCAGATTCTCCAGCGCGACCAATAAAGTCAAAAATATCAACAGGACCGCCAATCATAACCCTGTTTACAGACTGCAAGGGGCCAACGCCGTCTTTGTCGCCAAAAACACCAGGAGCAGCCTCAAACATTTGGCTGCTCATACTAGGTGACTTTTTAAAGTCAAATGGCTCTAAAATACGGTCTTTTGTATTCATTACATAATGTCCTTCTGGTTCCCCATGTCTGAAGGATAATCGTCTAAATCGCCATCTGTTGTGGGCGGCCCAACAGACCATAAATCACAGACGTTTTCCATTGACGCCACAAAATGCAGTTCGTCACAATAGCCACTACCCTCCTTTAGCCCCAAGCCATCCGATATGCAATTAAGCAGCGCAGAGCGTAAGTTGAAGTTAGCGCATGTACCACAACGCATTTCTTTCTCTGTTTTCTCAGCAGAAGGAACGCCATAATGCCTTTCATCCACTGCTACTTGTCTGTTTTTTTTATTTAAATCGGCATCTTGCGTAGCAACAGGACACACGAAGTTGTCATCATCCCCATCGCCGTAACCAGGAATCATGTCCTCAATGCTGTTCATGTCGATTTCAATACGAATAACAGACATCAGAAAATTCCCTTAAAACTCGTTCCAGAGGTCGCAGCACCATAACCACGAACCGCGCCACCAGACGCATATTTGCGCGGCTTCTTGCTGTAATTAGGCACGCCCTTCTTTTGATTATCAATCTGAAGAGTATAATTGTCATACTGAGCATTGGTAAGGCTTCCAACGCCCTGCGTAGTACCTTTGGTGAGGATTTGACGCGGTGTAAGGCCGTCAATCTTTTCCATCACTTCACCCCAGAGAACTTGCCGCCACGCATCGCAGCGCCCATGCCACGGCAACCGCCAACAGCCCCGCCCTCTTCATATTTTTGAGCAAGTTTAGGGTCAATTTTCTGCTGAACGCCTTCAGGCAGCTTGGAAAAGCCTTTGAATTTTGCAGGGACAGCTTCGCCGCCATCTTTTTTGCCAATGCTTTTTAAATATTTGTTCAGCTCAACTAAACTAGGGATTGGCACAGCTTTGCCTTCAGCAGCGTAGTTGGCCTCAACCAGAGACATGCCTTTGCTCTTTTTTCCTGATTTTGATTTATTCTTAGCCATTACGAAATCCCCTTGAACTTGCCACCGCGACCAGACATTACACAGCCACCGTTTTTGTAGCCTTTGACATCTTTCATTATTTCTTTTAAACGAGCTTTGTCAGCGTTAGAAATGCTTTTGCCAGTGTCACTGCCCATTATTTCACGCAGGCGAGCTCTGTCGGCGTTAGAAATAGATTTGCCAGTTTCCTCCATCATCATCTCTTTATAGGCAGACAGGGGCGGACGCTCAGTACGCTCCGCACTTGCGTTGCGCTTTTTCCTTACCTCTTTGGGCATAATCGGTGCTTCAGGTTTAGCCATCAGTAATACTCCCGTTTCCTACGAAACTCTCTGTAATCATCTTCGTCATAATCAGAGGGAGTAATAATAAATCCACCCTGTCTGAACCTTAGTATAGCCTGTGTCATCGAATCCGCCAAGTCATCATGTTCGCCATTAGGAAATGCTGCACATTCCTCAACGACTTCTTCAGCAAAGTTCATATCAGGCCTGTACACCATACCAGATTCAAACACAGGAGCACAGGCGTTCATACGAGTAAATTTATCAGCGCCTCTGGACGGCGTAAACGGCGTGACGGGAATCCCCATTCTTCGCAGCTCTTGTGTTAAAGGAGTGCCGGAGGCTTTCTGTTCGACCAGAACCATGTCGGGGTCAAATTCATCGTATAAATCGAGCGCTTGCTCTTTAAGCTCTGGAAAATCCCATCTACCTCGTTGCGCGTCAAGTAAGATGATGGCTTCTCCATCTCCATCACTAGGCTCAAAAATGCCCCAAGTAGTAATGGCAGAATAGTCCGCTCTCTCTGACTGAGAGAAGGCAGTATCGTATGACTGTATGATGTAGGAGCAAGCTGGTGGGCTATCGCTATCCCATACATTCCACCATTCCCTTTTAATGATTGCGCCCTCTTCAGCAGTTGGATTCTGCAAATACTGCGCGTTCCATTTAGCCACAGGAATAGAAGCCTTTACAGCCTCTAATTCCTCTTTCTTCCAATATTCAGGCCATAAAACCTTGTCGTTGTCAGGAAAAATAGCCGGAAACTCTACGACCTCCCACTGGTCAGCGCCGCCCTCTGCTTGCTTTTGCAAAACCTTCGCCGTCAAGTCACGGATACTCCACCGCGTCATAACGATAATTATTGAGCCTCCCGGCTGGAGGCGCTGTCGGGGGCCTGAAGTGTACCACTCGTAAATATTATCAAGTGCTGTGGGTGATAACGCATCTTGTTCAGAAACAGGGTCATCAATAATACACAAATCAGCACCACGACCAGCAAGCGCACCACCAACACCAACGGCATAATACTCTCCGCCTTTACTCGTGCTCCAACGTCCTGAAGCCTTCGCGTCAGACGCTAAAGCTAAATCAGGAAAGACATCTCTATATATCTCGCTGTCAATAAGGTTCTTGACCTTACGACCAAAGCCCACAGCCAACTCAGCCGTATGTGTGGCTTGAATAATCTTGGTATCGGGCTTTCGGCCCATCAACCATGAGGGAAACAAATACGAAGCAAACTCAGACTTTGTATGTCTGGGCGGCATATTTACGATTAAACGCTTGATTTTACCTTCAGCAACCTTCTGAAGCTTATCCGCGTAAATCTTGTGGTGGTTGCCCTCAACAAAGGTAGGCCAAACATTTTTTACGAAGGACATAAAGTCGCCCTGCGACTCATCCCTTTTAGATACCTCATCTAAGCGCCCTACTACCTTACTAAGCTCTGCTATTTCATCGTCAGTAAGATACTCAAGAGGTATATCAAATGGCTTGTTCATCGCCTATTGAGAATTCATCCTACTCATGTCGTAGTCAGGCCTTGTGCCCATAATGCGGTTGCCTATTTGCGAAAGGCTAGGCAAGTTGCTCGCCATGCCAGACAAGGCATCAAAAAAGCCAGTATCTCGAGATGTAGGAACATTCATTGTTCCAGCAATGCCAGATTGAGCTGGGTCAGCGGTTTGATATATGCTTTGATTCGCAGCGCCAGTCTGATTCTGTAACTGACCAGTCGGCTGATTATATCCCATGACAGATGTATTAGGCGTCATATTCTGCGGTGATACTCCACCTTGAGCCAAGTCAGCGCTTAACAAGTTTTGCTGTCCGCCAAAGCCCAACAAATCAGCAGCGGCGCTCATAATCCCCTGCTGAGGCGCATTAACTTGCGCCTGCAATTGATTCAAACGGTCAATGCTGGCTTTAAGGCTTTGATTTCTTTGCGCGGCTTCCATAGACCTACGCTGCTCATCCTCTACAATGTCTCTAGCAACCTGGTCTCTGTTCGCCTGCTGGTTCATCTGGTTAGCTTGAGTGGTATTAATATTATACCCATCGTCTTGAGGCGATTGATTGGTTATAAAACTGCCAGGGGCTACTGTTGGTGCCACATTGTCGTCATCGCTACTGTCAAAAGGGTTCTCAGAATAAGAGCCGCCAGAGAAAGTGCCTCTGCCGCTACCCTCAAACCCCACATCAGGTCCAGCGCCACCAAATGCATCCAAATCGTTAGAGAC